CGACCATCACTGCTGCGGCATGTGCTGCACAATACCCAGTAGGTACTCGTATCACTGTTTCTAGCACATCTTCAGTAGATGGAACTTGGACTGTAAAGAGCGTATCAAGCACTAACCTTGTAACGTTCACCACCAATGCAAGCACCGAAATTACTTCAGGTACTGGTTCAGTTGTTGGTGTTCAGGGCACTGTGTTCTCACAGACTGTTGCTGCTAACGCAGCCAACACTACTGGTTCAGCAGACATCACCATTAAGTTGTACGCTTAGTAACTAAACATGGCTAACCCAGGAGTGCCTCAAGGTGGGAAGTATCCTTCCCGCCAAGAAATTCAGGCACGCCTGGGTTCTGTCTTAGACGGAGATGTAACAGGTCTTCGCCTTGACCGCCGTAAACTATACGGTAAACAGGCTGGTCGTATCTATAACGATGTTCTTACCGAAAAAGATATCGAAGATGGGTACATGGGTGCAGGTACTTACTACGCACCCCAATCGTATGACATCTCTCAAACTGCTACAGATGAGCAAATTGACGCTGCTGGCGGCAACCAGTCTGCTTTTGTTGAATGGGATGTCCCTACATCTTCAACAAAGTATGACCGTCCTCGCACAGTTGCTGCTGGGTATGACCCTGACCGTCAAACTATGACAGTTGTATTCCGTGATGGAACCTTTTACAATTACTATGAAGTAACTCCTGGTGAGTGGGAAGCGTTTCACGCCTCTTACTCTAAAGGTCGCCCTTGGTTAAACAAGAAAAACAAAAATCAATCTTCTGATGGTTTGTTTATCCATAAGCCTCGTGGAGATGCTGGCGACATGAGTAGTGTTGACCCTTCAATTCGTGAAGCACTTTACCGTGTTTCAAGAACGCAACAGTTAAAGACTAAACCTAAGGCAGGTCGTACTGCTCAAACTGTATACCGCAATAAGTCTGGTGGAGATTTCTATGGGCTTGAACAAAGCCCTAGAGGTCGTAAGCGTGAAGAAATGAAAGTTCAAAATAGACGTAAAGTAGATATCGCTAAACGTGGCGGTGTTAACACAGCAACAGCAAATCGGCAAAGGAAAATAAGTTAGGTAAAATGCCTAAGGTACATAAACTCGGTAAAACTCGGTTCACACAATTCATAGATTTTCCAGTAAAATGGGGGTGGAAGGTAGCCGTTCGTGGCTGGACTCAAGAAATTGAGGAACCATTCCGTACGGCTACCCCGATTATCGTAAGACTTCCTTTCCATAAAGCGATAGTCTTTGGTAAATGGACTGGTTCACAGCCAGACGAAGAAACGGCTCTCAATAACGCTATGCAAGGACGGGTATTACAAGATGAAGATTTTGACAAAAAAAAAGGCTGGACCCCAGCCCAACAGCAAGATAGCCAAGAGGGTGTCTGGGATTGGGACGTCTGATTTAATTCTGTGGGCAGAAAATGCTCTTTATGTAATAGGTAAAGAACTAACCCACCATCAGCGAGACAAAAGCATAGATTCTTTAAATGAAGCCCGTATGGGTGCTGAAGCCCTTTTAGCCATTACAGATGAGTTAATAAAGAGAGCCGATAAATGAGTGAGTACGGCGACAAGTTTGATGAAAAATTTGAAGAAATTAATCCCGAATATTATCAAGAAGACAGAGAAGAGCCTGAAGAGTTAGGCTTTGACGAGTTTGAAGAAGATGAACTTACAAAAGAGTTTGTTACAAAACTTATTGATAAGATGATGACTTTTCAAAATGCTTTAGTTGGTCACGACCTGCACCCTTACCAAAAGCCTTTGGCTCGTAGAATCATGGAATCCGTAATTACTAACGATGGTTCTGAGATTACCGCTTTGGCTTCACGTCAGTCAGGTAAATCTGAGACTATTGCTAACACAGTAGCAACGTTGATGGTTCTTCTACCTATACTTGCAAAACGATACCCTGACTTGCTTGGAAGGTTTCAAGAGGGTATTTGGGTAGGGCTATTTGCTCCTACCGAAGGTCAGGCTGAAACTTTGTTTGGTAGAACTGTAAACCGTTTGACTTCGGAAATTGCTCAAGAGATTCTTGGTGACCCTGAAATTGATGACTCTGCTGCTCGTGTAGGTGGAGTAACTAAATCCATTAAACTTAAAAAATCTGGTTCTACCATGACGATGATGACTGCTAACCCTAGAGCAAAGATTGAGTCTAAGTCGTTCCACCTTATTGTTATTGATGAGTGTCAGGAAGCAGATGACTATGTTGTGGACAAGTCAATATCCCCAATGATGGCGTATTACGCAGGTACCATGGTTAAGACTGGTACTCCTACAACTTCTAAGAATAACTTCTATAAATCTATTCAGTTCAACAAACGTAGGCAGACAAGCAAGAAGTCTAAGCAGAACCACTACCAGTGGGATTGGCGTGACGTTGCTAAAGTCAACACAAACTATGAGAGGCACATCCGTAAAGAGATGTTGCGTATTGGAGAAGACTCTGATGAGTTCCAAATGTCTTACAACTGCAAGTGGCTACTTGAACGAGGCATGTTTGTAACTTCTGCGGCGTTAGATGAACTTGGCGATACTTCCCAAGAATTAGTTAAGATGTGGCATCAAACCCCTGTAGTAGTAGGTATAGACCCTGCCCGTAAAACAGACTCGACGGTAGTTACTGTGGTCTGGTTGGACTGGGACAGGCCAGATGAATTTGGCTATTTTGACCACCGTATTCTTAACTGGCTCGAAATCCAAGGAGACGACTGGGAAGAGCAGTACTTCCAAATAGTTAACTTCTTATCTAACTATGACTGTCTTGCTGTTGGTGTAGACGGTAACGGTGTGGGAGATGCTGTTCAGCAACGACTAAAGGTTCTTATGCCTAGAGCCGAAGTTATCTCCGTAACTTCTAGCCAATCCGAACAATCTAAACGATTTAAACATCTTCAAGCCCTTATTCAGCGTGGAGCACTTAGTTACCCAGCACACGCTAAGACTAGACGCCTAAACATTTGGAAACGTTTCTACCAGCAGATGACTGATGCTGAAATCCAATTTAAAGGACCAAACTTCATGGTTGCTGCACCTAAAGAGGCCTATGCTCACGATGACTTCGTAGACTCCTTGGCAATTGCTACTTCACTAACTCAGGAACTAGTTATGCCAAATGTAGAAGTTTCTAACAATGTTTTCTTTTAGCATGAAATTTTCCCGATAAACGGAGAAACTAGTAGAGGAAAATACTAGTTCCTTTCCCCCTATCTAAGGAGTACCCATGGGTATCGCCCCAGCACCACAGTTCCCAGAGCGTTCACCAAACATGTATGAACGCAAGTTGGCAGACAACCTAGAGCGTCGTGGACCTCTACGTTTCGAAGAAGGTGTCGCTACTGACACTGACGTACCTTCAGATTTCGAAACTGGTATCATGAACGGTTTTGCAGCCGCTCCTGGTCGTCCAAACCGCAACGCACCAGTATGGCAGAAGACTGCCGCTGAAACACTTTCTGAGCGTGCTCACGTAGGTTCAGCAGCATGGATTGAAGCACCTACATTCCTTGGTGAATTCGCACACGGTTCTATGACACAGAACTCAGAGCAGATTCAAGAACTCAAGGTTGTTTCGGGTGGTCGTACTATGCGTATGAACCCAACTGTCGTAAACGACTAACAAATCTCAATAGTCCTACCGCCCCTACTACTCTGGGGCGGTAGGTTATTGTTCCTAAGGAGTTATCATGGCTACTGAAAAGCCGTTAAATGAAAAACTCTGGACGATGGTTGTTTCACAAGCAAAATCTAAGTACAGAACTTACCCATCGCCTGGAGCGAGTCACTGGGTTCACCAGCGTTATATTGAACTTGGTGGTAAGTTTGAAAAGAGCACAGACCACACTGCTCGAAAAGCAGCAATGAAAAAGTTGTGGGAACGTAAACTAGCAGAAAAGCGTGAAGCGTCAGCGAAACGTAAAGACAAGAAGTAGGGCAAATAATTAATGAGTTTTGCGGATTTTTCTCCACCGAGTTATAGGGCAGCCTCCTCTGACCTAACTATCTCTATTTCTCCATTAGGTCTAGTAGAACTAGCCGATGAAGAGTTTGAGGTTCATGGACCTCGACTAAATCGCTATTCCCTAAACTGGGCTATGTATCTTGGCCACCATTGGGGGTACCGTCGTGAACAGGGTGAGATGCAGATTGCGGTTAACTACTACCGTGCTTTCCTAGACTACCTAGCAAGATTTACTTTTGGACCTGGAGTCCATTTCCGTAGCCCACAAGCAACAGGTGCCATCGTACCTAACAGGCTTGAAAGAGTTTGGGAGATTGACAACGATAAGCAGCGAGTCCTTTTAGAAATGGCTCAGACTGGCGGCATCACTGGAGACTGCTTCGTTAAAGTTGCTTATGAAGAGGCTTGGCAAGACAGCATTGGCCTTCTTCATCCTGGCCGTGTAAGAGTACTTCCATTAAACCCTGCGTTTTGTTTCCCTGAGTTTCACCCTCACGACAGAACTCGACTACTTAGATTTAAGCAAAAGTATCGTTTCTGGGGAACATCTCTAGAAGGAACTCGTCAGGTCTTTACCTACACCGAAATTCTTACTGACGACATTATTGAAGAGTATGTTAACGATGAGTTGATTGACTCAAGACCAAACCCTCTAGGGCAGATTCCTGTAGTCCATATTGCAAACATTCCTGTATCAGGTTCTCCTTG